CTGACAAAACTCTATTTAATCCCTCTGGATCTACCACCGCGCCTGATACATAAATGTTTGTAACATTTCCAGATTGACCAAATGGAGTTCCACCTAAAACTGGTGTTGGCATTAAACTTCCTGCTTGTCTTTCAAGAACTTCAAATTCTTGAGTTAATTTTTTGAATTGTTGTTCTGCTGCTTTTTGTGTTATGCCATTTGTTTTAACTTGAAATGTTAGATCAGTAAAAGCATCATTAACGCTTGTTAAGCGCTTTACTAAATCTAATGCTCCAGTTGCACCTAAAATACTAGTTCCACCAGCACCAGCACCAGCAGCTATTGCAGCTGTATAATTTTTTACAAACCCAGCATCTTTTTCGCTTTGTGTCATAAAACCATTGTTTGAACTTGTAGCAGCTCCAGCTTGATAGCCACCTGTAAGCCCACTACCACCACCACCAGTTCCAATTTGTGGAATGTTTACTCCTGGAATTTTATTTGCTCCACGAATTAAAAAGTTAATTGCATCTATTGCTTTGTTAATAAGATTACCAATAACACTTAAAACATTTGCTATAACATTGATAACAATTGCTGCTATGTTGCCAATTACATTTAATGCTGCTCCAATTGTGCTGCCAATAATTGGTGCTAAGGATTGAACCACTTTAAAGAAATTTTTAAACTCATCAATGTTTTCTGTTATTGCTCCCTTAATATCACCAAAAGCGTTTTTTGCTCCATCGATAATTGGTATCAAATATGACTTAATAACATCAACTACATCAAATATACCTTCTGATAATCCACCAGCTTTACCAGTAAAAGCGTTGGCAATAGATTGAATTACTGGCAAAAACTCCTGAGAAAATATAGTGGTCATCTTTAACACAATAGGCAGTAATGCTGTTCCAATTTCAGTTTGAATGTTTTGAATCTGTGCAGTAAGAATTCTTTGAGAGTTAGCCAAACCATCTGAGGTTCTTTCAAAGTCGCCTTGAGCTGCTGATGTTTGTCTATAAATTAATTCTTGAGCAGCTAATACTTTTTGCTGTGGAGTTAATGCTTCCTTTGTTGTTTTGATGATACCTAAACCAAGAGCTGCCTGTCTTAGGCTTGCATCGTCTAGTAATACTCCATAACGGCGTAAAGGTTCTGTTTCGCCTCTTAGGGCTGCTCCAATGGCTTGAATAGCATCTTCTGGAGATGTGTTATTAAATGAGGCTAGATCTGATGCTAGACCTACAAAGTCAGTTGAAAACTTAACAAGATCATCACCAGCTAATCCAGCGGACTTTCCAAAGATGGCAAATGTTGATGCAGCATCTAGTGCCTGTTGTTTAGTTTGACCCAATGATGTTGCAGCTGTTGCTGCGAACTCCTCAACCTTTGAAGCACTATCACCAAAAAGAACGCCAACTTTTGAAACTGTTTCTGATAAATCTGAGGCTGCCTTAACTCCATCAATGGCTACTTTTACAGAAAAGGCTGCAACAGCAGCAGTAGCAGCAGCTAAAGCTAATCCTGCTTTCTTGCCAAAGTCGCCTAACTTATCGCCAAAAGATACTGTTTTCTTTTCGCTCTCATTCATTCCCTGAACAAATTGTTTTGTTTCAGCTAGAATTTCGAGCTTGAGGGTGCGGAAATCTTTAGCCATTAGTTACCCCAAACCTTGACAACATCATTCATTTCATTAGTCCAGCGTTGAGTTAATTCAGGCTGAATGTCGCGAAGCGTCGGATAGATAAACCAACCTCTTGATCCGCCACCGTAACGCCCTGACCATGCAGGAAATTGTTTATACTTGCCTGATCCAAATTCAAGTCCTCGCCAGAGCATTTGAGTTGTTGCTCCACCACTAAAACGCTGACCTGCAAATCCGTAAGATAAACGACCAGTTTTTGATGTCTTGGAAACACTTGCACCATCGACAACTCTTTTAGTTCCTTTGGCTGATTTTTCTCGTTTAGCACCTGCTTCAGCGATTTCACTTTTCGCGTAGTTAGCCAAATCATAAGAGATATTCTTAGCCTGAGCAGTTGCATCATCGCCCATAAGAGAAAAAGCTTTGGCAAGTTGGCGCAGTTCTTTTTTGGAGTATGCGCTAAGCCCATCATCTGCCATTCCTTTTCTCCAATATCTCAATCGCGGTTAATATGTCGTCTGCATCAGTCCATTCACTCATTGGTATTTGTGTGGCTATTGCCAACTCAACCAATATTCTGTTTAGACTTCCTGCTGGATGACTTTTGGGGACACATCACCGACAATTACATCGGCAACTGTTTCACACCATACATCAAAGGCTTTAACTGGTTTTCCTGATGCTTCTCGCTTATGTGCATGATAAGCAAGAAACATAAGATCAGAAATGCCCATTTTTTCTTGAGCATGGGCAATAGTGTTTCCAGTTTCCTTTTCCCACTTTCGCCACTCTGGGGGTTGGGCAATATAAGTTGCTTGCTCCCCAGAGCCCATATATTCAATTGTTATAGATAATTTCATTTGTTTGCTCCCGTTTTATTTCTTAACTAAATGATTCTGCTGGTGTTCCAATTACTTGGAATGATAGTGAAACTGTTTGTGCATCTGGTGCAGTTCCGCCTGCTGATGGAAAGTTTGGCAGGATTTGGAATGTAAATGTTGCTCCAGTTGCAGCTGTTAATACTGTGCTGATTCCTGTGTTAGGTGCTGATTCCGCAGCGTTCCATAGGATTTCGCAAAGAGATCCTGCAACGCCCCAATCTGCAAGCATTTCAACATCGAAAGTAAAGTTATCATCGATAACCTTAAATGATTTGCCATCGAGTGTTTCGTATGTAACGCGATTTCTCTCGCCTGATAGTGTTGCTGTCGTTGCTTGTGCATCGAAAGTGTTACCGCCGATTGTGAAGGTAACATCCCGACCCGTAATTACGGTGGTAGGCATTTTCGCTCCTTAGGTTGTTTGTGTGTAGTAGGTTGAAACATTTATATCAGAGATCAACATAGTTGATGCTCCAACTTGTGTAACTGTTGGTCTTTCGACCTCTCCGACAATATACCCATTTGGGATGACTGCCAGAATGCTCATTATTAATTGCTCGATGTTATCGAGTGATGCAGGATTGCTGTTATAGGCAACAACCGCTGAAATAGTTAAATTAACTTTGCAACGAACTTTTGATTTGCCAATTGTTTCAATTTCAAGATACGGTGAATCTGGAATGCACACCACAGCTGGAGGAATTACGGACTCTGGAACGAAGGCGTAGACATTTCCCAAAACACCAGAAAGAGCTGTGGCAAGTGGTTGTCTAACTGCTGAAAGAATAGTTGATGCTGGCATTTATTGACACATGCTTTCGGTGTCCATGTAACTGCCTAAGATCCCAACACATTTATTGAAAAGTGATCTGCCCATGCGAAACGGAGTTGAAGTGAAATCTACTCCTTCGATTTGTCCTCCACCTGCAAGTCTGGCTTGGAAGACTTCGACTGATACTGTGTAGACAGCTGATTGAACAGCTGCGTTTCCAACATAAGTTGATGCTCCAGATAAAGTTGCGACTCCAGATGGAATAACATTTGCTTCGATGATGTCGGCATTTGTGATTGCAGCTGAGAAGGTATATTGCCCAAGATTTTCTGCAAGTATTGTTCTTGTTCCATTGTAGGGGCTTCCGCATCCTGTGATGACAACGGATTGATTTTCGGTAAATTCATGTATTCCTAGTGTAGTAAAAGTAGCGACATTATCAGTCAGCGATACTTTCTCGATTGGGCTTTTGAATGTAACAAGCATTGGCAGGATCGTAATTTCAGCCGTGTCAATAATTTGGTTTAGATAAGTGTCATCATAAAGAGCGGAAGATACGCCAAGCACACTCCTTAACTGACTAGCAGAAATAATAGTAGGCAAAGCGCACCTTCCTCTCTAAACTCCCATTAATGGATGCCTGTGATCGGGAGCAACCACAGGCACTCAGTTAAATTAAGCTATGTCTAGTTTACGGAAGGCTGTTGGGTAGCGATTAACTACTGCAACATAACCATATAATCCAATTTCAACACGACCATTCGCAACGATATTGGCACGAATTTCAAAAGTGCCACTTTCGTGGAATCGCATTGCTTGTGAAGGATAAACTAAAGCAACCTTTGCGTTGCCTGTGTTACCTGTGTAGTTAGGATCTACAACTAGATCAAGTCCTGCGACTGTTCCATTTGTTGAACCTTGTGAAACTAATCCAGCTGCATTTTGTGGAGCAGCTGCTGCAAATAGAGGTCTTTGTGAACCATCTACGGCTCCAAGAATGTTAGCAAAATCGATATTTACATATCCACCTGAAGGTGCAACTAACAATTTGCTTGGTGTCATTCGCATTACATTGTAGGAATCAGCAATTCCATCTGCAATAGACTTGTAAAGTGTTGAACCTGTTGATGAATCTGCACCATCTGCTGCGATTTTTGATGCATAAGCATCTGTCTTTTGTGCGTAAGATGCTGCCAACTCACGGATTAAAAGATCTAAAAATGATGGGTCAGATCTATCAAGGACTTCTTGATTTATCACATTTGCGCCCGCGAACTTAACGATGTTATCTTCTTGAAAAGTAACAGCTGTATCTTGAGATGCATATTCAACACCCTCAGCAGTTAATCCTACAATGGCTTGCGCTCCAAGCACAGGCGTGAAGATTTTAAGCCCAGATGGAGGAAGCGGTGCGCGCTCGATGCTATCAATAAATGGTCTTGATGAATCAATTACGCCAATAACATCGCGTAAGTAATTTGGTGGAACCATTCCTGTGTTTTCTGAAACTGTTCCAATTGCTAATGCTGCAAGTAGATCGCGTGCATCGTTGTCGCCTTGAATTGCACGAATCTGTGCTGCTGCATATTGTCCTGCTGTAACATTTGTATCAACGCGTGGCTTTGTGTATGCCATGTAGTTGGCTGTTACAACTGGAGCCTGTGTCGCTTCTACCGCTTCGGTTGCGATAGGAGCCTCAGAAGTAATTTCTGACACTTTGTTCTCCTTTGTTGTGGTTTCCTCAGCGGTTGCTTCGGAATTCTCTGGTGTTTCACTAGCTGCAACTTCAGCAACTCTTGCGCTGTCAATTGCAGGATCTGTTACAAGTGAAACTTCCTGAAGTGTGCTTGATTTAATTCTTAGCACGCCTTCCTCATTTTTCCATTCATTAATTTTTACACCCACGCTAAATCCATCGCGAAGCCCAGTTGCAGCCTCCTCCAATGCATCATCCGCACGAAAAGTTTTGGCTAAACGAAATGTAGCCTCTAAACCTGTATCTGTTGAAGTTATGTCAATCAATTTTCCTAAAGGTTTGGTTGTTTGATGCTCAAGCAATAATTTGACAGGCTTTGAGAAATCAATGCTGTCTTTTTCAAATACTGTTAATCCTGCGCTGGTTGAACCCTGCTCATCCCATGTAACGATCTTTCCTGAGATTGTGCGCTTGTTTGTATCAGCAGCTGTTATTTCTATTGGGAAATTAATCTTCATCGGATTAAGTCCTCCTCCTCTTGGATTTGCTCAATGCTCATTGCACCGACGCGGTTTAGGATTTCATAAACTTGAGCACGCTCTAATGCTGAACCTCTCAAGAAATCATCAATATCAAATCTGGTTTCAATTCCATTAGGACAGAAATCAGATTGAGATAATCTTTGTTCAATTGCAGTTAAGATTGGTCGAAGTGAGAAATCAATTAATGCTTTTCTTTCAGCAGTCATGTTTGAATAAGTCATTGAAGTAGTTTCAGCAGATATGAAACTTGCAGGAATTCCTGAAGCCCTCGCAATTTCTAAAGCGAGGTATTGACGGGCTTCATTCATTTGGAGCGATTTGGGATCGAAGCCTAAAGTTTGTAATTCAACATCAGCATTTAAGAATGCAGTTGCTCTTGTTGATCTTGACAATTTCCAAGATTCTAATAACTTTGTAATTCTTTCTGGAGTTAAGTTTGTGCCATTTGATTTAAGAACCATTTGTGGCATTGGCTCTTTTGCATACATCTCAGCTGCTTTTTCTAATTCAGCAGCAGCTTTAATTGTGCGACCTGCACGATTTAGAATTCCTTCATCTAATCCGTTAAATACAATTAACGAACCAATTCCAAATGGTGGAACTCTTTTACCATCTACTGTGTAATATTCAATTTCTGTGCTATTGCCATTTAATGATGCAAATACTCTATTAGGTGCAACTCTTGTCCATGCTCTAATTCTTGAAGCATCAGTTGATGAATATGCGTCTTGGATAATTCCATAACCGACCCCGTATAGCAAAATGTCTTCCGCCAACCATGCATAGATTGCAGAACCTGCAACGCGTGGATCTGGTTGCATAATTACGCGATTTGGTCTTATGTGTTCATTTGTAAAATGATTATATTGTTCTAAAGGTAAAGATCCGACTGTTGAACAAATTATATTTCTTGCGCGTGCTCCAGATGGAATAGCCATATACTGTTCACGAGTTGCGGTTGTTGTTCCAAATAAAATTCCGCCAACTAATTGTTGAGCGTTGTAAGGTGCTAATGCAGCAGCAACATCTACTTGTTGAATTGGCTGCTTTGTGGTAAATCGGTCAAATAATCCCATTAGCACATAATATACCATAAATACAAATTATCCGACTTGAATGTCCACCTCTGTTTCAACTTGTGTCGCAAAATAAGAAACTAATGCGGTTGCAACGCTGGCACAAACTGCAACCCTGCTTGCCCTTCTTCCTATAATCCAAGATCCATCTCCATAAGGCAATTTTGCAGCTGACAAGGTTTGTTGTGTCAATTCCTCTTGCCCTGAATGTTGCAACCTATGAGAGTTGATTGCTCCAAGCCACCTGTCGCACGATTCTGCATAAATGGCACCATCCATAACAGTTGTTTGTATGCCAGCAGGAATTAGACGGCTTGCAACTGCCTGACTTGTTTTTGCACTATAAGCCACAGTTTGTGTGTTGTATTTTCTAACATAAGGTGCGATGTCGTTGGCAACTGCTAAATCATTCAAGCTGTAATCATTCGACCAAGTGTGAAGTAATTGCACATAAAATCTTTCACCAGATAATCGCTGGGCTGCCACTAATGCCCCAAATTTACGATCAGGCGACAAATCCAAGCCAAGCCAAGTAGGTTGCTCAGGATCTAGTGGTATTGGATCTATTTGACACATTGCCCACTTTTGCGGATCAATTGCGCTGTTTATTGTGTCCACCCATTGCGTTAATAGTTCTGTTCTTACAATATCTGGTGGGTCATTGATTGCTGCCAAGATGTTATCTGGATGAATTGTTATTCCTAATGATGGGTTGGCTTGAGCAAATGCAGACCAGTTAATATCGCCTGACGGAAGGTGGATCGGCGCATCTGGTTCGGCACTCCACTCAAACCACCCAATTGGGTCATTGGTTGTAGCTGATGCCAATGCCCTCTCACGCAATTTGTTTAGAATAACTGAATGTTGATCTCCTGCTGAAGAATAGACCCATACTTGCGGATTCTTAGCACTCATCATGGAGTAACGCATAGATGACCAAGCATCTTCATCTTTGTATTCACGCAACTCATCCATGTGTATCGTTTCGGGTTTTGATAACCCTCTTGCAGCATTGTTAGCAGCTTTTACAACAAATCGCCTGTTGCCAAATAACTCTATTTCTTCTGCACCATGTTGCCATCGGATTTTTTTTACTTCCTTTTCAAGCTCTGGATGTTGTTCAATTAATGTAACAATCTGTCTAAATGTTTCTAATGAGGTAGTAAGTCTGTGAGCTGATGCAAGCTGTAATCCCTCACCCCACACAAACATGCCAGTTAGAATTCGCAACATCATCAATGTGCTCTTTCCGTTCTGTCTGCTAAGGCACAACCCGACCTCAGCGGTAAACCAACGATTATCTTCTTTAACCTTATGAGCATGAATTGCAACAAACTTTTGCCAATCCATAAGTTCAATCGACAGAGAAGCTGCAAAGTCAATCATTTCTTGACCTTTAGACGGCAAATCATTGAGTTTTGAATGAATACGGGGTGTTTGCACACCTCCTAATCCTAAATGAGCCTGATCTACGCTTATCTCGCCTGTTTCAAGGTTGATCAATCTGATCCAGTCTGATCGTGGCTGATCGAGGTGTTTTGTGGGTTAGAAAAGGAACGGGGGGTCGGTGGTGTCCTCTTGCTCACAAAAAACCGCCCACCCTTTGCTAAATTGCATCGCCTACAACTTGCAACGAGATTATCGTCAGAATCGTTTCCGTTTAATCTACGAGGAATTACATGATCGACAGTTGTTGCCTCTTGACCGCAATAGAAACAAATAAACTGATCTCTACGCAAGATCCTTTGTCTTATCTTTGTCCATTGTCTGGTTGAACCAGTAGATCTTAAAGCTGATTTACTCAATACCATCCCTTAATCTTATGATGCTCCAAAGCCTTGCAAGCGCAGCCTGAATACCTATGCTCAATATAGCGTAATCCAATATCAATTTGTCTAAAAGGATTCTGCTCTTTAAGTTTTAACAATTGTGGTATTCCATAAGCTGTAGATCTTGGGTTGTCTGCTTTTGGATTCCATCTACTTTCTTTAAACCATAACTCCTCTAAACAGTAATACTGATCTAAATCATTTAATTCAATAAATGCATATTGCTTAAAATGGTTTGTATTGTATTTACCATAAGCATCGGAATCATTCTTTTGAAAGGCTATTGTCATGACTAATGACAGAGATATCACCAAACCAAACCTTGCGATCTTTCTGCTTCGCAGATCGCCCTTTCGCT